GATTTGCGCTAAGATCAGCAATCGTTTCCGAATCGGTAAACCTTGCTGTGGCTGGTAAACGACACGTAAAAAAATGTTTCCTTGCACGTTGACTTTTGGAAACGAATATTTAAAGATCTCCTTACCGAACAACGCTCTAGCACGCTCTAAATGTTGTGTACGTTCGGTAAGCAACACAGGATTTACAGCATGAAGCCAGGCATTTACCCGGACATTTCGAACGCGGACTACCACGGCGGCCCAGGGGTTTCTAAGTCGCTTCTGGACCTGATTAACCGGAGCCCGGCGCACCTGAAGGCGGCAATGGATGCGCCTCGCGAAGAAAGGGTGCCAACGGCGGCGCAAGCCATCGGAACCGCGTTTCATGCGCTGGTGCTGGAACCGAAGGTGTTTGCAACGGAATACACGCTGGGCATGCGGCGCAGTGATTACCCGGACGCGATTGACGATAAGGAAGTGCTGGTGTCGATGGTCGAAAGCCTGAACGCCAAGCGGCTGCCGAAATTGCCAGTTACCGGGTCGAAGGCGGAGCAGATTGAACGCATCATTACGGCGCAAACGGACGTGGACGCGATGGTGTGGACGCGCGAATCCTGCGAAGCAATGAGTGGCGCTGAACTGAAGCAGCTTATCGGCACGCTGAACGAATCGCGCGAAGGGCTGCTGTCTGTTTCAGGCACGACGGAACAACTCGCGGCGCTGCTGCGGTCGAATGAAAAGCCGGTTACTCTGTGGCGCGATCTGAAGGCAGAGTGGGAGCGTAACAACGGCCACCGCTCGGTCCTGCAAGCAGAGGAATGGGACGTGCTGCACAGGATGCGCGAAGCCGTCATGGCGCATCCGAAGGCGGCAGCCTTGCTGCAAAAACCTGGGAATCCTGAGCAATCGGTTTATTGGGTGGACAAGGTTACTGGCGTGCTGTGCCGATGCCGCCCGGACTATTTGACGCATGACGATTTCGTGGTGGACCTGAAGACGACGGAAGACGCCAGCCCAGAAGAATTCGCGAAGTCGTGCGCGAACTATCGGTATCACGTCCAGGACCCGTTTTATAGGGATGGCTTGGCAGCAGTGAAGCGCAAGCCGCGCGCCTTCGTGTTTATCGCGGTGGAAAAGAAGGCGCCGCACGCGGTCGGCGTGTATGTGTTGCGGGCTGAAGACGTGGAGCTAGGCCGGATGCAGTACCGGGCAAACCTGAACCGGTACGCGGAATGCCTGCAATCCGGGAAGTTTCCGGCCTATAGCGAGAAAGTGGAAAGCCTGGCGCTGCCAGCTTGGTATGTCAGCCAGGGCGTGCAGCGCCTGGCGGCCTAAAGGATAAAAAGAAAGTGACTATCAAATTTGAAACTGCGGAACGCGAAGGCGCCCGGCTCGTTATTGGCCTGGCTGGCATCAGCGGCGGCGGTAAAACCCGCACTGCGCTGGAAATCGCCCACGGCATGGTGAAGGGCGACACGTCGAAAATCGGCTTTGTCTGCACGGAAAACCGGCGCGGCCGTCTGTTCGCCCGCGTGTTGCAGGATGCGGACGGCAACGTGAAGAAATTCATGATTCACGACCTGTACGCCCCGTTCAGTCCGCAGCGCTATATCGACGTTATCGAAGGCGCCGCGAAGGCGGGTTTCGAAGTGCTGATTATCGACAGCACATCCCACGAATGGGAAGGCACGGGCGGCTGCGAAGAAATCGCGAACCCCCCCGGCTCGTCGCTGAAAATTGCAAAGTGGAACGACGCGAAGGCGGAACACAAGCGCTTTGTTAATGCGCTGCTGTCGTCGCCCATGCACGTTATCGCATGCATGCGGGCGCGCGAGAAAACGAAGATGGTGAGGGTCAACGGTAAGACGGAATACGAACCGCAGGGCATCCAGCCGATTTGCGAAAAGAACTTCCCATTCGAACTTACCGTGTCAATCATGATGTACGACGGCGGCAAGCAGCGCGAAGTGCTGAAAAGCCACCCGGACCTGGAAGAAATCGTGGGCGCGGTCGGCTGGCACGAAGGGTTCCTGGGCTATGAACACGGCCTGGGCATCCGCGAATGGGTGGACGGCGGCAGCCAGGTGGACGAAGAAAAGCAGCGCGCTATCGACTCGCTGCGCCTTGTCGCGGAAAAGGGCACGGCGGAACTGGTGGCCGCGTGGAAGGCGCTGCCCGCCGCGATGCGTAAGCGCATCAGCAAAGATGCCACCTGCCCTTCCGATCTGAAAGACCAGGCCGCAGCATTCGACAAGCAGCGCACCGAAGCGCAGGCGGGCGGCACCGAACTCGCGGGCGTAAATGCGGCGCTGGACGGGGCGACAGCATGACAGCCACCAATACCCTTTTCATATCCGTTGGAAGCCGCGTACACGTGCCGATGGCGGGCAGCGATGGCACCGTGAAGCGGCTTTGCCAGGACGGGCTGATTGCCATTCAGCTTGATAGCAAAGTTTCGGGCGCCGTCGATTACTTCGCGGTCGGCGCGCTCGAAATGATCCCCGCGCAGGCGCCGGGCGCTGAATCCGGCGTGCTGCTCGATGCGCCGGGTTATCAAAGCCTGGCCCGCGTGCTGGCCCGCGCTTTCCAGCAGGCAGCCCACGGCAAGGGCGCCGAACGCCATGCGCGGGACGGCGAGCCGTTCGACGCGCAGGTTATGCAGGACATGGCGCGGCGCTTCGGCGTCGGCTCGCTGCTGGCCCAGGCGTTCAAGAAATCCGAAGAATCCCAGCGCCTGAATCGCGAAGCGGGCGTGCGCGAACTGCTGGGCGCTATCAATTACCTGGCTGGCGCAGTCATCGCGATGGAGCGGGCACCCGCTTAACCATGGCAGAAATGTTCTCTGACGTGCTGGACCAGGCCCAGCACAGAATCGAATTGGACCTGGCGCAATCGCTCCAGGTCCAACGGGCACGCGCGGATGCAGCGCCGCGCGTGAAGGCTGAAGGCTGCTGCAAAAACCCACGGTGCGCCGAACCATTCGAAGGCGACGAATTGAGGCTGTTTTGCGGCCCTGATTGCGCTAGAGAATTCGAAAAGTATCGCTGATAATCATTCACGCAAATGCTTATTTAGTCCGCGCCGACATAGCAAGAAAGGAACCATAAACAATGAAAGACCAGCACAAAAACATCGCAGGCTATCGCGACCTGGACCAGCCGACTATCGACTTGATGAACCGCATCAAGGCGCACGGTGAGGAAACAAAAAAACTGGTTGAGGAAGTGCAGCAGCGCACGGCAAGGCAGTTCAACCAGGCAAAAGGTGACGAAGAATTGCAGGCTGTCGCCGTCGAAGCAATGGGCTGGGAAGAAGAAGGCGCGCGCAGCCTTCGCCTGGGCTTCATGATGCTTACTCGCGCCGTGGCGCAGCCGTCCACGTTCGCGTAACATTCGTCTTACAAATCACTCTTTCGGAAAGCGACTTTCACATGGCATTTCACAGAAACCAGGTTGAACTTATCGGCAACGTTGGCGCAGACCCGGAAGTGCGGTATCTGCCCAGCGGTGATGCCGTGGCTAATATCCGCCTGGCTACCACGGAAAAATGGAAAGACAAGGCAAGCGGCGAAATGAAGGAAGCGACCGAATGGCACCGCATCAGCGTGTTCGGGCGACTCGCGGAAATCGCCAATGAGTATGTAAAGAAAGGCAGCCATATTTTCGTCGTCGGCAAAATCAAGACGCGAAAGTATCAGGCGCAGGACGGCACAGACCGTTACAGCACAGAAATTCAGGTTTCGGAACTCGGCCTACTCGGCAGCCCGCGCAATGGCGACGGCTCGCAGGGTGGCGAAGCACGACAACCGCGCCCGTCCACGGCCGCACAACCGGCAGCGCAACCGGCTGGCGGCGGGTTCGATGAAATGGACGACGACATACCTTTTTGACGTAGTATCGCCAAAAAATCATAACTGAAAGACATAAGCCCGTGGGCGCCACCCACGGGCTTTTTTGCGGGCGAAGGTTCTGCCCTGGATGGCGAAGGCGAAGGCGAAATTTCCACCGGCCCGAAAAAGCAATCAGCCAGGCTTCTGAAGGCGTGCTGCGCGGAATGCGGCTACACGGTGCGAATCACCAAAAAGTGGCTGGAAGTCGGCCGCCCGCACTGCCCGCTGCATGGTGCAATGGACGTGGAAGGCGCGGAAGACTGAAACGAAGCGCAGGCGGGCGGTCTGCGTTTATCTGGATAAATACGGCGCATCCTGCGCGATGCGCCGGGCCATGGCTGGCGGTGTTTCGTCCATCTGGATTATTCGGCGCTGTCCGACTCGGCGCCGTTCATCGCGGCTTCCACGTCGGCGTCGCTGTTGGGCTTCTCGCATGAAACCACGCAGCGATAGGCGTCCTTACTCATTTCGTGTTGAACGCGTTTCACTAACCATTCTCCGTCTGCTTCGTCGCCAAACTCCGACACGTCCAGAATGGATTCGGCCGTCAGCTTCGGCTCGCCGGGTATGTTGACTTCGAAGTTAAAGCCGCCCCGCGCCCGCCGCGCCAATTCGGCTTTGGCGGCAGCCAGCGCCATTGCTGGCGTGGCGAAATACTGCTTTAGGCGCTTCACCGGCTCGCCCGTTCCGGCCGTCACTTCGTGGCGCTTCGCGGCTCGCGTGGCGTGGTAGTACGCCACCACAGTACCAGCGGACTCGCGCGTGGATTCTTCCCAATGAAACGCGCTGCAATTGCCGGCCTTTACCGCGATCCTGGGCAGCGCCGCGCCGCTTGCCGTCGTTGCGTCGCCGCGCTTGGTGAAAATCAGCTTGCCGCCCGCTGGCTTTGCAATCGCGTCGTATTTCTTCGCGATGCGTAGCAGCAGGTTCATATCCGATTCTTCGGACTGGTTGATGTGCGGCAGCACCACGCTGGAAAGCGCGGGCGAAACTATCGCGGCCATACCATGTTCTTTCGCCATCTTTGCGACCATCGCGCCGATGGTCGTTCCCAGCTTCCACGAACGTGATTTGTGGGATTGAAAATCGACTTTCCCTTTTGGCGTTTGATCCCACGGCGCCGCGTGCGCCAGGATCGTAAGCTGGCGCGGCCAGCCTGTACGTTTCACGCCATCGCAGACAAAAATTCCCTTTTCCGTCATTACGCCGTCGTATCCCAGTGACAGCGAAATTTCGGCGCCGGTCGGCGGCTTTTTGATGCGCTTCCCGTCCACGTGGTCGGCCAGCACAATTTCCAGCTTGTCGGAGTTGTCGCCCGTTTCGTCTGTCAGCGACAGCGACACGAACCGGTCAACGATAACGGCCGTTATGTCGGTATCGTTCGCCTTGATGGAAAACGCGGGCGCCAGATTCATGTCCATAGCGAAACCCCGCCCGTGGCCGCCACTTCCGTTTTTACGTCGATCACGGGCAGCGCCACCAGCGTGCCAACGGGCAGCACCGGACCCATATCAGCCAGGCCGTAATTAGCCGCCAGCACGGCCGCCAGAATCGACGGCGTGACAGAGCCGTATTGTTTCCAGGCGATAAAGTCCAGCGTGTCGCCAGCACGCGCGATGTATTGCGCCGTCATGTGAATTTCTTTATCAGGCTATTGGTTGCGCTTTGCGTCGTCGCCAGCAGGGTAGAAACCGACGTGGTGGCCTTCCCGGCTGTCGCCAGTGCCGTGGCAGCCGCAGTGGGCAGCGTGCCCGCCACGGTGCTGATATTGTCAATAATCCGCCCCGCCGAAGCGGCATGAATGCCCAGCGTGTCGATTTTGTCCAATATCGTTTTGGCGCCGCTCAATGCACCGCCGATGTTGCCAATACTCTGCACTTGCTGCGCAACGTCCTGCGCCGTGTTCCGAAGGTCTTTAACCACGTCCATGCCACGGTTCAGCGCGCCAATAGCGCTGTTCGCTTCCGTCAGCACGGGCGCGACGGAGATTTGCACCTGCGCAGCGGCGCTTTTCAGGCTGCCCAGCGTGCTGGCGGCCGTGCTTTGTACCGTCTTTACCATGCCAGCGAAACCGGACAGCGCGGCGGCCGTGGTGCCACCTGCGGCGCTGGTCGCGACGGCCGCCACGCTGCTGGCGCTGCCCAGGATGCTGCCGCCGTCGTCGGCCGCTTCGCCGTCGTCATAGATCGACAGCCGCAACGTGAATTCCACCTTGCGCGGGCTGCCGTCCGTCTTGTGGCTGCTTTGCTTCTCGTCCAGCCGCTCGATAACCCAGCGCCCTTGATAGAAGCCCATGCTATCCGTCAGGTCGTACGGCAGCCCGTCGTTAGCCATGGCGCGCAGTTCATCCAGGCTTTGAATGTCGCCCTTGTAATCCGGGTAGATCAGGCCGGGCAGTTCCAGAGAATCCTCGCCGCGCCCCGTGAATTGCTTCGCCGCAAGCTGGCCCATGCGTTCCTGCGCGGGCCACTTCCACTCTGTCGTTCGCGCCCACTCCTGGAAAACCAGGGTGTTGATAGAAAACTGGTAATCGCCCAGCACCATCATGCTGGGCATGTTTCCGCTATCGCTCGCCATGCTTAAAAGCCCGTGTCGTAAAGCCCGGAACCCAGCTTGTTAGCTGGCGCCCCCAAGCGTGTCATTACCTCGCGTGCCGCGTCCTTACCGGGCTGGCCCGGCTGCTGGTGGAATTCGACGTGATACTGGCGGTTATCCTGCGCAGGTGCGGCGCTCGCGCTGCGCGCCGTGGCCAGCGGTGGCACGGTCGGCGCGGTCGGGTTTTGCCCGCCCGTAAGCGAAGCGGAAATTTCTGCATTCGATTTGCCGCCTGTCCGCGCCGCAAGCGCCCGCAGGAAGTCGCCCGCTGGAAGGTGCGCCGATGCGGCCCACCAGCGGCCGTTTTTCACGTCGTCCGCGCCCTTCCCTGCGTCCACGTCAGGCAGCCCGGCAGCCTTCGCCACTCCCAGCGCCACTTCGGCCAGCGTGGCAGCCATGCCCAATTTGCCGATAAACCCCAGGATTCCTTTCGCTGCGCCGCCCGCTGCGCCATTTACGCCATTGGCCGCGCCTTCCAGTTCGCGCAGGGAAGCCACCGAACGCGCCAGCCGGATCGTGGCGAATAGCTGAAGCGCACCGCCCGCCGTCACCAGCAACGGCGCCGCAACAGTCAGCCCAACGGCCAGCCCGCCCAACCCCATCACAATGCCTTTCATCAGGCGCGGATTTTCGTCCGCGAACCGATTAACCTTTTCCAGCACGTCGGCCGTGCGTTCCATCGCGGTGGCGAACGCGGGTATCAGCACCCGGCCCACGCGTTCCTGGGCATCATCCAGGCGCGCACGGGCGTTATCTACCTTGCCCGCTGTGGATTGCTGATTGGCCTTGTCTGATTCCTCTATGCCGTGGGCGCTCTTATAATTCGTCCGGTCTCGCTCAATCGCTGTTCTATTGAACATGCGCTGAAATAGCACGTTTCCTGCGTTCGTGTTCGACGTGTAATCCGAAACGAATTTCTGGACGGCGGCAGAATCTCCCAGGTTGACGCCTTTACGTTTAGCCAGCGGCAGAAGGTGTTTTTCCACCCAGGCCTGTTGGTCTTCAATCAGCAGCTTGTTATCCACCAGCGCATCGGACTTGTAATTCGTCACAAGGCCGTTTTTCAGCTTCACTTTGCGACGGTCCAGCAGCCCGTCTGCCAGCATGTTCGTGAATTTGTGCGCGTCCTGGTGCCCGCCGATCCATGCATTATTCAGCGTGCTGATTGCTTTGCCGTATTGCGGGGCGCCAAGCGCCTGGACCATGAAAGAATCACCGAAGAATGCGTCATGGCTCGCGCCGATACCTGCCGCCTTCGCGCCGCGCTGCGCCGCCAGCCAGTCTTCTGCCGAAACCTTGCCTTGCGATGCCGTGATGCCCCGGAATGCATAATCCATCTGCTTACGCATTTCTTCAGCACTGGATGCGCCCCCCCGTTCGTCGGCAATCTTTGCGAGCGCATACATTGCGCCGTCTTCGACTTCGTGGCCTGCGTGTTCGCGGTTGTATAGTTGCAGGCCGGATTTCGCTTGTAGCGCGGTCGGCAGTGCTTCCACAGCATGCGATGCACTGCCCAGCGAAGCCTGCAATTCTCGCGCGGTCTTGAAAGCATCCGTTACTGAAACGCCGAACTGGCGCGAACCGCCTGCCGCAGAAATCAGCGAT